TAATCGTTAGTGTATCTTTGATGGAGACGATAAATAGAATTGCCGAGGTCGTTGAGAGACGAAATATAGGTTTCTTGGACGTGGGTGCGATTCCCACCGCCTCCACCAAATATACGTGTTTGCGTATAAAAGTGTAATATACGCAAATGCGTATATCTGATGGGGGCGAACAGGTTCGACGGGATACAGTAAGGTCGTAAGGAGACCAAAGGCAAATTGCAGGTGCAGCAAACGACAATGTACCATTTGACTTCGCTCTAGCAGCGTAAGTTCATTGGGTTTGGTGGTTTTCCTCGAAACAGAAAAACCACTTTTTACTAAATAGATGTGTAGGCCACGGGTTGCAGCCCTGCCTACTCTAACGCTATAGAGGAGCGCCAGCATGTCTATTTATAAAGTCTGCGGATGTTGCGGACAATCAAAACCTATCTCTGAATTTTATGGTAATGGTAAAGTTGATGGTAAGCAGAAATATAAACCAAAATGTAGAGACTGCTATCTTGACTTTGCGAAATCTCGCAGACAGCATATTCAAAAACTTATCAAAGAAACATTTGGAACATATTCATGCAAAGTCTGTGGATATGACAAATGCTCCAGAGCATTACATCTACATCATTTAGATCCAAAGGAAAAGGAAATGTCTTTATCGGATATGTGGTCAAAAAGTGACGAAAAGATACTTGACGAAATCCATAAATGTGTTATACTATGTGCTAACTGTCATGCGGAAGTTCATGACGGAATGATAGAGGTATCACAATGACACCCGAAGACATACAGAAGTTTAGTTTAGAGATTGAGGAACTGGTCTATATGAAAGACATTCCTTATATCGATGCCGTCGTTATGTATTGTGAACAAACAGGATTTGAATTGGAGACCGCTGCAAAGTTAGTCTCAGGCGTTCTCAAATCCAAAATCAAACTAGAAGCCGAAGAACTCCACTACCTCAAGAAATCCAATACCTCACAACTCCCTCTATAAGAAGGACTATATGATGACAAGTGAAGCATTTAGCCGAGAAGAGTCGGCTCATATCAGCGATACTAAGCACAAACTAGAAAAACTAATCAAAGACGTTGGACTATTTGAAGAAAGATATGTCAAAGACTGGAACAAAGAAGATGTTCAATCTGTAGATTTGCCTTGGTTTAGATTTTCGGCAGTTGTAGCCGGCGGTTGTATTTCGTCCTTGCTAAGGAATGAAGCAATCAATGACATTGATACTTTTATTCTCAAACCTGGTGAGACAGGCGTCGGTGATTACTTTGAAAGAATGTTTGCCACAAAGTCTGGTCGATGGACAGTAAAGTATCATCTGGACGAGGATGATGATTATAGCAACGAACATGTTTTTGCTACCGCACTCAATCACGATTCAAAGGTTCAGTATATCAAGACCGACTTTATTGATCGCAAGGCATTGATTGATCACTTTGACTTAGTTCATTGTATGGCTTCTTATCATGAAGGTAGACTGTTTATCACCCGTGAAACATATGACGCCATTATGAAGAAGCACCTTATTGTCAATGGTAAGAAGAAAGTGAAGAAGTGGCGTCTTGATAAGTTTAGAGGTCGTGACTGGAAGACAAAAGAAGACCTCATGATTGACGAGCCACTAAAGTCAAAGTCACAATCACTAGAGGAAATGCTTCGTAAGGTCCGTGTCGATGCTCCGACGAAACTTGATGATCATAATAAGGTCTGGCCAGCGTCGACCTTGCAGAAGCCGGTGGTCAAAGCGAACCAAGTTGCGGCAGGTATCAGGACGGCGCTACAAAATATAGCTAATAGGAACAATTCTTATCTTGATGACCTCACCAGAAATGCGATGGGCGATACCGAAAAGCCATTTGAACTCGATGACATTATAAGCAAATACGGACCTAATTCGATGAATGAAATGGATAATATACTTCGTAATGATACTAAAATAGCATTGGACTATCTAAAACAAACAAAATGAAACACTTCTCTGGTTATGGAGCATATCTGTTATTCTTGGCCTTGCGAACTCATTTCACCAAGGTCAAGTATGACTTCTTTCTAATGAACGGTAAACTCCGTGCTACCAAGGAGTCATATCTAAAACGCAACGATAAGGCTTTCTTTGAGAAGGTGGCAAAACTATACAATGCCGAGGAACTCAAAAACTTTTATGTTGCTAATCTGCTAGAAGATCGTCACTATATCACCGATATGTTAGGAGAAGATGCACATGGAGCATTCTGGGAGTCCGAAAAGAGAAGACAGGCACTCTCATACATTTTCAGAAATGATGTGGACAAAGTATTTGAACATGGTTGCAAACATGCTTTTGATATTGTCGATGGTGAGTATCCTTTCATTGTTACTCTTATTCTGCGGAAGTCTATTGCTATGGAGTCTGCGGCAGTTCTAAATGACTTTATACCATACGCTTCAAAGTTCGATAAATATCTTGGAGATGATGATATCATCTGGTCAAGAGTTGCTTTGAAACTCCGCAAGTTAAGACCGTTCGTAAAGTATGATGCCGAGAAATTCAAAGCCATACTGAAGGAGAAGGTCAATGAAGACACTAGAGGGAAACGCATCTGACATATTAAGAGGATGGGTTGACGGAAGATACGAGGTGTTCTACAAGTATGATGGTTCTCATGCTTCGCAGATTGAACTATACGAAACAGAAACAAAGACTACATTTCTACCTTCGGAAGAAGTTGAACATTATTTGGAGATCATTCTGAATGAATAAAGAAAAGCGACAGAAAAGATTCCAACAGAAACATCGGCACATTGAACGTCAGTTCAATATCGCCAAAACAAATCATAACGAATATTATAACGACAATAACAAGCATAAGTTACACAAGATGGATGCAATGGATTGTGGTGTAACTGGATGTATTTGGTGTGGTAATCCTCGCCGTGTATGGGGAGATAAGACATGGCAAGAGATTCGCTTTGAATGTTCCGCAGTTGAACAGACAAATAGAGATTCCATTGGTAAATGGGAATGGGAAGATTTAAACGATCCTAGAATGGAGTGGTAAATGACCAAGACAGTGAATGAAGTGAAGACAGAAAATGAGTTTTATCGTGAAGGTTATCGTGATGGATATAAGGATGGCGTCGATGCTGCCCGTGAAGATGCTCGCAAGTTTTTTGAAGCGATGCAAAGTGGCGAGTTGGAGCCACCTCCAGGATTTCCAACTAAATAAACGAAGACAGGTCATATCTGTTTCCTAACAACAATAACAATAAGGGGAATCAAATGGCAAACTATGAGTATAAAGAAGGTTTTAAAGACGGTTTCATGGCAGGAGTTGAACTAGCCAAGGAAATGTGGACAAACAAGGAATGTTCTGGTGAAGAATGCCCTCCAGCAAATTCAGAACCAGTTATGGTACAATCCGACTAAATATCACTTGACAGGGACTTCGGTCCCTGTTATACTACGACCTTATATTATGATTATGTGGACAAGAAACTATACAACGTTATACGGAGAAAATATATGAACTTTTCAAACCTCAAGAAACAATCCAAGGACTTTTCTACCCTACTCAAGAAGGTAGATGACCTCAACAAACCCACCTACGATAAAGACGACACTACCAATAACTACTGGAAGCCAACACAGGACAAGGCAGGTAATGCTCTTGCTGTTATTCGCTTTCTACCTGGTCCTGCCGTTGATGGTGACGATGCTCTACCATGGGCCCAGTATTGGGATCATGGCTTTCAGAACAAGATCACCGGTAAGTGGTATATTGAGAACTCTCTGACTACAATCGGTCAGAAGGATCCTGTTTCTGAATATAACTCCACCTTGTGGAATACTTCGGGTGATGACAACTCACCAGAACGCAAGCAGGCTCGTGATCAGAAGCGCCGTCTGCATTATGTTTCTAATATCTATGTTGTGAATGATCCTAAGAATCCTGAGAATGAAGGCAAGGTCTTCCTATTCAAGTATGGTAAGAAAATCTTTGATAAGATTACAAAGATGATGAACCCAGACCTTGACTCGGAAAAGAAAGTCAATCCATTTGATCTATGGGAAGGTGCTAACTTCAAGTTAAAGATGACCCGTCAGTCTGGTTTTCCAAACTACGATGAATCAACATTCTTGACACCAGGTCCATTGTCAGAGG